GGTTTTAGACCAAGTAGTGAATACGAGTTTATCGTTGATGGCGAAAGACTATATCGAGTTTTATCTAATTTTATTACAATCAAATATGAACATCAAGGACACGAAGAGGAGTATAATCCAAGCTGGGCACAAAGCAGTGGAGGAGCTGATCAAAGTAGCTAGGGAGGAAATAATAGATTCAGGTGAGGATCTAACAGCAGATAAACTAAAGAATGCAGCAGCAACAAAGAAGCTAGCTATATTCGATGCTTTTGAAATACTTAATAGAATCCAAGAGGAAGAGAACTTGTTAGACGGTAACTCAACCAAAGAGGTAGAAGCTAAAGCTTTTAAGGGATTCGCTGAAGGTAGATCAAAATGATCTACGAGCAAAGTTTAGTTAAAACGGTTGAACCGATAAAGAAGACCACTATAAGCCGAATGAATAAGGGCAAGAAGTGGAAGTACGGTTATGACAAGGAACATGATATTATTGTTATATCTAAGACAGGTGTCATTGGTGAGATAATAGAGATACAAAACTTAGTTATAGCTCTACCTAAAGTACCTAAAAACGTATACAAACACCCGAAGGATAAATGGGTTAAAGCTGAACAACCAAAGGAGTTGACTGGTTTAAAGAATATATTTGATTGGAGAGCATACCCTGAGGATCAAAAAGAACAGTGGTACGATTATATAGACGAGGAGTTCAAGAGAAGAGATGAGGGTTTTTGGTTTACGAACAATGGTAAGCCAACCTATATTCCCGGCACACACTACATGTACTTGCAATGGAGTAAGATAGATGTTGGAGCACCAGATTTTAGAGAAGCAAATAGATTGTTCTTTATATTTTGGGAAGCTTGTAAAGCAGACAAGAGGTGTTATGGGATATGCTACTTAAAAAACAGACGTTCAGGGTTTTCCTTTATGTCATCAGCCGAAACTGTTAACTTAGCCACTCTAGCGGGTGATAGTAGATATGGTATACTATCCAAGAGTGGAGCTGACGCTAAGAAAATGTTTACTGACAAAGTAGTCCCTATTAGTATAAACTATCCGTTTTTCTTTAAACCAATCCAAGATGGTATGGATAGACCGAAAACAGAGCTAGCTTATAGAGTTCCTTCGAGTAGGTTTACTAGGAAAAAAATCACAGTCAACGAGAAGTTAGAAGAGTTAGAAGGGTTAGATACAACTATTGATTGGAAGAACACGGGGGACAATAGTTATGACGGGGAAAAACTGTCTTTGTTAGTACATGATGAAAGTGGTAAGTGGGAAAGACCGGATAATATATTAAATAACTGGAGAGTTACAAAAACTTGTTTAAGATTAGGTAGTAGAATAGTTGGTAAGTGTATGATGGGTTCAACATCAAATGCCTTGGACAAAGGAGGTGAAAATTTTAAAAAATTATATAATGCAAGTGATGTTACCAAAAGAAATAGAAATGGCCAAACAAAGTCTGGTTTATACTCTTTGTTTATCCCAATGGAATGGAACTATGAAGGATTTATTGACGAGTACGGAGTTCCTGTCTTCACTACTCCTGATAGGGATGTTCTCGGACCAGATGGAGAGTTAATAGATATAGGCGTAATAGATAGTTGGCAAAATGAAGCGGATGGATTAAGAGGTGATCACGATGCTTTAAATGAGTTCTACCGTCAGTTCCCAAGAACAACTGAGCACGCTTTTAGAGACGAGGCATTAAATAGTATCTTTAACCTCGTTAAGCTATACGAACAAATAGATTACAATGAGGAGATGTCTAGGACGATAGGCGTTACTCGAGGTAACTTTCAATGGGTTAATGGAATCAAAGATTCTCAAGTAATATTCTACCCTGATCAAAAAGGTAGATTCAAAGTTGGCTGGGTACCACCAACAAATATGCAAAATAGGTTTCACATAAAGAACGGGGTTAAATATCCCTCTAACGATCACTTGGGGGCTTTTGGTTGTGATAGTTACGATATATCAGGGACAGTAGATGGGAAGGGATCTAAAGGAGCTTTACACGGACTAACAAAATTTAGCATGGACGAAGCACCTGCTAATCAATTCTTTTTAGAATACGTGGCGAGACCCCCAACAGCCGACATCTTTTTTGAAGATGTTCTAATGGCTTTAATTTTTTATGGAATGCCTTTGTTGTGTGAGAATAATAAACCGCGACTGCTTTACTATCTAAGGAGAAGAGGATATAGAGGGTTTAGCATGAATAGGCCCGATAAAAGTTGGAGTAAACTATCTGTCACTGAGAAGGAAATAGGTGGAATACCTAATTCAAGTGAAGATATAAAACAAGCGCATGCAGCTGCTATTGAGATGTATATTCAAGAGCATGTCGGAGTAAAGCAAGATGGCTGCATAGGTAGTATGCATTTTAACGAAACACTAAGTGACTGGGCAAAGTTTGACATAAACAAAAGAACAAAGTTTGATGCATCTATAAGTTCTGGTCTTGCTATAATGGCTTGTAACAGACATTTATATAGGCCAAATGCTATAGTAGAAAGACCTAAGTTAAATTTAAACATTGCCACTTATAACAATAAAGGCAATACATCACAAATTAAAAAATAAATATGGCACAATCTGTTTACAATTACTTTCCTAGTCAAGTCGTAAGTGACGCTGAGAAAATGAGTTATGACTATGGTACCAAAGTAGCGAAAGCCATAGAGGCAGAGTGGTTTAAGAAAGATAACAATAGAAACAAGTACGTAGCTAACAAAAACGACTTCCACAAGTTAAGGGTGTACGCTCGTGGAGACCAGTCTATTCAAAAATATAAGGATGAGTTATCGATCAACGGTGATTTGTCCTATCTTAATTTAGATTGGAAGCCTGTTCCAATAATCCCTAAATTTGTAGATATAGTAGTGAATGGTATGGCTGAGAGAATGTATGATATAAAAGCATTTTCACAAGACCCGTTTGGAGTTAACAAGAGAACCAAGCACATGGAGGATATCTTAAGGGATATGCGATTAAAAGAGTATCATGCCGAGATAAAACAAAGCTTTGGATTTGACTTGTCAAAAACACCTGAGGAAGAGGATCTACCGGACAGTAAGGAAGAGCTAGAGCTGCACATGCAACTCAATTACAAGCAAGCAGTTGAAATTGCTGAAGAGCAGGCGCTAAACACTTTGTTTGAGGGCAATAATTACGAGTTGATTAGAAGAAGGTTTTATTATGATCTTACTGTCCTTGGAATTGGTGCTGTAAAAACAACTTTTAACACAGCTGAAGGAGTTGTTATAGATTACGTTGATCCAGCTAACTTAGTTTACTCGCACACAGACTCACCTTATTTTGATGATATATATTATGTTGGAGAGGTGAAGGAGATACCTATAAACGAATTAGCTAAACAATTTCCACACCTAAAACATGATGACCTAGAAGAGATAGTTAAAACTGGAGATAACAATAGTGCTAGGTATAGTGGCAACTCAAAGAATGACAACAACAAGATAAAGATCTTGTACTTCAATTATAAAACCTATATGAATGAGGTATACAAGGTAAAAGAGAGTACGAGTGGTGGTGAGAAAGCTTTAGAAAAGGACGACCAGTTTAATCCACCAGAAGGTATGGAGGGAGGTTTCAGTAAGTTAATGCGCTCTATAGAGACTCTGTATGAAGGAGCTTATATATTAGGTACAAATAAATTACTTAAGTGGGAGATGGCTAAGAATATGGTGAGGCCAAAGAGTAACTTTACTAAAGTTAAAATGAACTACGCTATCGTAGCACCTAGAATGTATGAGGGTCGCATAGAGTCCACTGTTAAGCGTATAACTGGGTTTGCTGATATGATACAGCTTACTCACCTAAAGATCCAACAGATACTATCTAGAATGATTCCTGATGGCGTCTATTTAGATGCTGATGGACTAGCTGAGATAGATTTAGGGAATGGAACAAACTATAACCCACAGGAAGCTTTAAACATGTACTTTCAAACAGGATCTGTTATTGGTAGATCTTTAACGGCTGAAGGTGATCAAAACCCAGGTAGAGTCCCAATTCAAGAGATAACCACTAATGGTGGTGGGCAAAAAATTCAATCCCTTATAGGTAACTATAATTACTATATGCAAATGATAAGGGATGTAACTGGTCTTAATGAAGCTAGATCCGATGCGCCAGATCCTAGTTCACTAGTAGGTTTACAAAAACTGGCGGCAGCTAATTCAAACACAGCAACTAGACATATATTACAATCAGGATTGTTCTTGACAGCAGAGGTGGCAGAATGCTTATCACTTAGAATATCTGACATTATAGAGTACTCACCAACTAAAGACGCTTTCATACAATCCATAGGAGCACACAACGTAGCCACCTTGAAAGAGATGAGCGAGATCCATTTATATGACTTTGGTATATTTTTAGATTTACAACCTGATGATGAGGAGAGGTCTAAGCTAGAGAACAATATCCAAATGGCATTGCAACAACAGATAATAGAGTTGGAAGACGCTATTGATCTTAGGGAAATAAAAAACATCAAGCTTGCTAATCAACTTTTAAAAATACGTAGGAAAAAGAAAGCAGCTAAAGACCAACAGACTCAACAAGAGAACATGGAAGCCCAATCAAAATCCAACACTCAATCTCAACAAGCTGCCGCTCAAATGGAGATTCAAAAAGCACAGGCTAAGGTTCAATCAGATGTTCAACTGGAAACAGCTAAAGCGGAGATTGAAAAAGGTAAGAAAGAACATGAATTCCAATTAGCTAAACAACTAATGGATCACGAGTTTGCTTTGCAAATGCAACTAAAGCAATTGGAAGTTGACGGGGCTAAAGGAAAAGAAGTACAAAAAGACGATCGTAAAGATGGAAGAACAAAAATGCAGGCATCCCAACAAAGTGAACTTATTGACCAAAGAAATAACAACAAACCACCTAAAAACTTCGAGCAATCAAGTAATGATATACTAGGTGAAGGATTCAACTTGTAGGAATTATTAATTATTATTATATTATATTATGGAAGAAAACAAAGTAGAGGAGATAGTCGATGAGACTGCTCAAAAACCGGTTGAGGAAAAACCCAACCAACAAGACTCTGGTGATGAGAATGTCGTTAAAGTCGACACACCAAAATTCAAAGTAAGAGACAGCTCAGAACCAACGGTTACAAAGGTTGATTTACGAAAACCAACAGAGGACAAAACTACAGAGGGTAACGCTGAAGACGATGATACCACGCAAGAACAAAAAGAAGAAGTACAACCAAAAAATGAAACACAAGAAACCCCAGCTGTAGAGGAGATTACAGAGGAGGAAGAAAAGGCAGACGTTTTGGCTGACAAGGTTGAAGATGCGGTGGTTCAATCTGAACAAACGGGGAAACCATTGCCCGAGAACATTCAGAGGTTAGTTAACTTTATGGAGGAAACTGGGGGAGATCTAGTTGACTACGTTAAACTAACCCAAGATTACAGTAAGTTAGATGATGATTCTTTGCTAAAAGAATACTATAAAGCAACAAAAACACATCTAAACGATGAAGAAATTAACTTCCTTATGGAAGATCAATTCTCTTTCGACGAAGATGTCGACGAAGAGAGAGATGTTAAAAGAAAAAAATTAGCGTTAAAAGAGCAAGTTGCCAACGCTAAGAGCCACCTGGACGGCTTAAAGTCCAAATACTATCATGAGATCAAAGCTGGATCGAAGCTCACAGGAGACCAACAGAAGGCTGTTGATTTTTTTGATAGGTACAAGAAGACTACGCAGGAAAATAAGGAGACAAACGAGGTTTTAGCTACTAATTACAGCAATAAAACTGAAGAGTTTTTTGGGGAAGAATTCAAAGGTTTTGAATATAAAATCGGAGACAAAAGATTTAGGTTTAATGTTAACAACGCTAATGAGATAAAAGAAAGTAACGCTAACCCAAGTCATTTCGTAAGAAAGTTTCTTAACGAAAAAACAGGGAAATTAGAAGACGCTGCTGGATATCACAAATCTCTATTCACCGCTATGAACCCTGACGTTATTGCAAGACACTTTTATGAACAAGGTAAGGCTGACGGTTTAAAAAACAGCGTCGCTAAATCTAAGAACATCAGTATGGATCCTAGACAGTCACATGGAGAGGTTCAAAATACAGGTGGTCCGAGTTTTAAAGTGTTAGGTAATGATTCTGCTAGTTTTAAATGGAAAATTAAAAACAACAAATAACAATTTAAAAAAACAAAATTATGGCAATTACACCAGGAGGTAATTTAAACATAACTCCGTCTGCAAGGCAGGCTACGTTATCTACAAATTATCTAGATTTTACAACAACTGACGGCTCAGGAGCTGACGGTTGGGCACAACAATACTTACCGGACTTAATGGAGAAAGAAGCTGAAGTCTTTGGAAAAAGAACAGTTTCAGGATTCTTAGCTCAGGTAGGCGCAGAAGAGGCAATGTCCTCAGACCAAGTGGTTTGGTCAGAACAAGGTAGATTACACTTAACATTTACAGGTACAGTTGGTACTGCAGCGAATAGTACAGTGCAATTAGACCTTGACGTAGATGGTCAAGATGTTGGTACCGCTCACGGCGTTAGACTTAATGATATAGTATTATTAGCTTCATCAGCTGGAAAAACAGTTAGAGGATTTGTTTCTCAAATCAATTCTGATACTGGTGGTGGTCAAAACTCTGGGTTAACAGACTTCGTAACAGTTATACCTTATGACTTCCAAACTTTAGCAACTGCTGGATTTGGTGATGCAGACCTTACAACTATGATGGTTTTTGGTTCTGAATATGCTAAAGGAGTTGCTGGTCAAACTACAGCTAACGAGCCTTCTTTCAAATCTTACAGTAACAAACCAGTTATTATCAAGGATATGTATGAGGTTTCAGGATCTGATACATCTGCGATTGGATGGGTTGAGGTTACAGGTGAAGAAGGTCAAAACGGATACTTATGGTATTTAAAAGCTGAGGGTGATACTAGAGCTCGTTTTACTGATCATTTAGAGATGACTATGGTTGAGGGGCAAAAAGGTAGTGGAGCAACTATTGTTGATTCTACTCTTTTCGCGGCTGACAAACCAACAGGTACTGAGGGTTTATTCTCTGCTATCGAAGATAGAGGTAACAAATCATCAGGAATTACTGGTATCAATGCTGCTACTGATTTAGCTGAATTTGACGCTATCTTAACTGAGTTTGATAAGCAAGGTGCTATTGAAGAAAATATGATGTTCGTTGATAGAGGAACTTCTCTTGCGATGGATGACATGTTAGCTTCTATGAATTCTTACGGTGCTGGTGGTACTTCTTATGGAGTGTTCAACAACAACGAGGATATGGCATTGAACTTAGGTTTCTCTGGTTTCAGAAGAGGTTCTTACGACTTCTACAAGTCTGACTGGAAATACTTAAACGATGCTGGTACAAGAGGTGCTATCAACGCGAGAGATACTGTCAACGCTGTTAGAGGTGTTATGATACCAGCAGGTGTAACTTCTGTTTACGACGAGGTATTAGGGAAAAATCTTAAGAGACCATTCCTACATATCCGTTACAGAGCTTCACAAATGGAAAGCAGAAAGTTCAAAACTTGGACTACTGGTTCTGTTGGCGCTGAGACTACTGACATTGACAAAATGATGGTTCATTATTTATCTGAAAGATGTTTAGTTGTACAAGGTGCTAATAACTTTATGTTATTAAACTAATCAATTTTTAAAAGAACCGGGGCTTCGGCCTCGGTACTTTTATTTTTACTAACTTATATTATATTATATTATTATGGCAAAAGAAAGAATAAAGTTCGAAGACAGTTCTAACGAAACGATAGAGCATGTCGATGAAACAAAAAAAACAAAGAAAATCCCAAAAATTGAAGAAAATTGGGTGATTAAAGATAGACAGTACTATCTAACACAAGGCAAAGCACCACTATGCCACATTATAAAAGCCGCTGACATTTATTATTTTGATGAAGACAAGGGTTATGAGAGAGAGTTAAAGTACACTAAAAATCAAAAAACAACTTTTGTTGATGAGATGAGGGGTGAACATAGACTTGATCACATTATATTTAGAAATGGAGGATTACATGTTCCTAAGGAAAAAACTGTTTTGCAAAAACTACTATCACTATACCACCCGTTAAACGGAATATTGTACAGTGAGAGAGACCAGCAAGCGGTTGCAGCTGATCAACTAGACACTATAGAATTAGAAATCGAAGCATTAAATGCTGCCTCTAATATGGATGTGGATATGGCAGAAGCAGTTATGCGTGTAGAATTAGGGTCTAGAGTCACTACGATGAGTTCTAAGGAGCTTAGGAGAGATCTACTTATATATGCTAAGAAAAACCCAGATCTATTCTTAGAGCTAGCGAATGATGACAACGTTGTTCTTAGGAATTTTGGTATCAGAGCAACTGAATTGGGGGTGATAAAATTATCTTCTGACCAAAGAACATTTACTTGGGCTAGCAATGGTAGGAAGTTAATGAACGTACCATTTGATGAGCATCCTTATTCGGCTTTAGCCGCTTGGTTTAAGACTGATGAAGGAATGGAGATTTACTCCAATATTGAAAAACGATTAAATTCGTAACAACCTTAATGAAGTAGCCACTCTTCGGGGTGGTTACTTTATTATAATAAAAAAATTATGGCAATAAATATAGATACAGTGTACCAAAGAGTTTTAACACTCGCTAACAAAGAGCAGAGAGGACATATCAATCCTCAGCAATTTAATTTATTGGCCAATCAAGTTCAACTCGACATATTTGAGGATTACTTCTTTAAGTTAAATGGCGTTGAATTTGGACAAAAAAACAATTCCCAGTATAACGATATAAAAAAATTAACACTGGAGAAGATTCAGCCGTTTGAAAAGATAAATCAACCCATTGTTGTTGGCTCTTATTATTCTAATTCTCTACCTAGTGATGTTTATAGGTTGGGTGAGGTAGTTTGGGCTGCCCCTGATCTCCCTCAAAACTCCACTATAATCCCAGAGATTACAACTAAAGAATACTTCGAGAGTAACAACTCACCTTTGGCTAAAGCCACTATGACTCGCCCCACGTTAGTAAGAAGCGAATCGGGTAGTATCATAATTAGTCCATTCCACTCTAGTGATCCCGCTAAGCAAGTTGCTTTATATTTTACTCAAAACGGAGACACTTCTAGCGACACAACAGCATCTGTTGATTTGGGAGGAAACATAAATTATATACACGTAGGACAAACAGTAGCTGGTACAGATATACCGGCTTCAACAACGGTTACAGCTATTGATGTGTCTAACGGTGCACTTACACTATCACAAGCCGCTACGAACACAGCTAGTGATGTTACATTAACTTTTGGCGGTGATGATCTCACTTGTAATTATATTAGAAGACCTAGTGCTGTTACATGGGGCTACACTGAGATCAATAGTGTGGCGCTATACAATAGTGCCTCTTCCATCGACTTCGAACTACACGAGTCAGAGGAGAATACTTTGGTTATAAAAATACTAGCCCTAGCTGGTATAACCATTAAGAATCCAGAGTTGATGCAAATTGCTCAGCAAGAAGAATCAAAAAGAAAATAATAAATGGGACTATTAGACGATCAAACTCAAAAATCATACTACCAAGGAACTAGTTTTGGTGGGTATCAATTTATATCTCTAAATGATATTATCAATAACTTTATATTCGCCTACACCGGTGAAGACAACTTAATACCTAAGGTTAAAACAGCTACCGTAGCTTTTCACGCTCAGCGGTCACTGCAAGAGCTGTCATTCGATACTTTCAAATCTACAAAGTCCCAAGAAATAATAGTGCCATCTAGCTTGACCATGCTGCTACCACAAGATTATGTGAATTACATTAAGTTAACATGGAGTGACGGATCTGGTATAGAACACATTATATACCCTTCTATTAAAACATCAAATCCAACAGACGTTACGCAAGACGCTAATGGTGATTACACTTTCACTGGAGACGTTTTAGATACAGATACATCCTCAGCTACGTGGGAGGGTAATAAAAAGCTAGTACCCTCTAGTAGCCAAGAGAATTTTGATGATGATTACTATGTGACGGCTTTAGGGCAAAGATATGGTATTGACCCGGCTCACTCTCAAACCAACGGTTCTTTCTTTATAGATGAGAACACTGGTAAGATACATTTCAGCTCTAGCATACAAGGTAAAACCGTTACACTGAAATATATTAGTGATAGCCTAGGTACCGATGGGGAAATGCAAGTCCATAAGTTTGCCGAGGAAGCTATATATAAATGGATAGCCTATGGGATATTGTCAACTAGAGTTGGTATACCTGATAATATTATAATGAGGCTCAAGAGAGACAAGCAGGTTGAGACGAGACGAGCTAAAATAAGATTATCAAATATTAAGATAGAAGAAATTACACAGACACTTAGGGGTATGTCTAAATGGATTAAACACTAAACAATGCCAGAAATTAAAAACACTTTCTTAGGGGGCAAGATGAATAAGGATCTCGACGAGAGACTTATACCTAAAAACGAATATAGAGATGCCTTGAACGTTGAGGTTTCCACGTCTAATGGCGATGATGTTGGTACACTGCAAAACACTTGGGGTAACACCGCTCACTCAGGTTTAGCGGATGTAATAAGTGGCGCTAGAGTAGTTGGTTCTATTGTTGACAAAAGGAACGAAAAGATATATTGGTTTATAAATGGTGATAACACCGATGCAATTGCTGAGTATGATTTGAAAACAAGATTGGTATCACCAGTTTTAGTTGACTTTGGCATGACGGACACTTACACACAGACTTTTGACGCGGTTGACGTGAACTTAGTATCTAACGATATAAACGTGGTCGACACGTCGTTCAGTGCTTGGACTAACGGAACACCCAATGCAAGTAATGTTGAAGGTTCTTCTTGGGCGGTTTCCGGGGGAGTGGCTAACGCCACCCATGGTACTAATGGGTACTTGAGATTGTTTAGAGATGAGATCAACCTAGTGCCTGGTTGTAAGTATGAGATACAATATGATTTAGTTCTTAAAACCACCCCAGTGGTGGGTGCCGTGTTCCTTTTGGCTAACCATGGCCAAAACAGCACGAATATAGATCTAGATGTTAGTTCTTCTGGAACTAAAAAAATAGAATGGGTACAGGGTGATGTTGCTTCGCGCTCATCAAGCATATACCTGTATCAAAAAACTGTTGGAGAGCCAAGCGGTGTGTTTAGCATCGACAACGTGATTGTACGTCAAGTTAATAGGTTTTTGAACTTTGGTAGTGTGGATAGCATTACTGGGATAAACGTTTTGGACGGGATGTTGTTATGGACGGATGGTGTTAATGAACCCAAAAAGATTAATATAGATAGATGTAAGGTTGGGTCATATGGGGTGGCTAGTTTCGGTACTACTTCTTTTGTGGGCCCAGAACTTATAACCAACGGTACTTTTGCTACTAGTGCAAATTGGGATATTCAAAGTGGTATGAGCATAACAAGTGGAGTTGTTGAGGTTACATCTCCACTACCTCAATACCACAAAGTCAAACAACTTAATGTTGATATCGTACGTGGTAAAACCTACGAAATTAGTGTCGATATTGGAGGGGTATTTACCTCTGGTGAGTTAGGGCCGGTAATTGTTGATGAAAAAGGAGGTTGGACAAAACCAAAACCCAGTGGATTTGCTAACGCCCCGGGTACCCACAAGTGGATTATAACAGCCGGTGTTGATAAAAAAGTCGGGGTTGATGTTGATATAATGCAAAACGCTAATTACGTGGCTAGTCAATTTTACTTGCAAAACGAAAGCTTAGTAGATGCTAATGTAGGGATAACAATAGATAATATATCTATTAAAGAGATAGCGTTTGATTGGAATCGAACAACAAAAATGAAGGACAGCTCTGGGCAATACACTAGAAATGTCTTAGAGGAAGACATAACTCTGATAAAAAAATACCCATTAAATGCTCCTGGGATGGAGGTGATAAACACTGTCAAACCACTGGGCTCTGTGATTAAGACTAGTTGTACCACCCCAATGAATACGACTTGGAATGGAAGTAACACAACGTTTTCTGATGGCTCAGGAGACGCTTTGATGTATAATAATTTCGTTCATCTTTACCTAAATAAAGATGTTACTGTGAATAAGAATTCCTACGATTCCGCTAATGGTAATGGTCCATATGTGCAGTTGGACGTTGGGGGGCCTGATTATTGGGATAGTATTGGTACGTCTAACACTGGTCAAAATATATCAGGAGCGCTATACGAAGACTTATCGAACCCATTTAGTGTTGCAAACAACAATGGAATAGGACCATTTATAAGTAACGAATATACCTCTAGTGATGATTATTACAAGAGAGCTTGGAAATCCTGGATGGGACTTAGTCAGAGCTATACTTACCATGTTTGGGCAGTAGGTCCGACTGGTTACGCGGAAGGTAAGGCATCCGGGGTAGATTCAATTGATCAAATTGGTGGTAGAATTTGGTTGCAACCAAATGCTAGTGCAACTATAGGTGGAAACGACTCCAGTGAGAGAGACTTGTGGAAGAAGGGTACTAGGATAGTTATTGGTTACTGGAGTTGGAATAACAACTTGTCTTTTTGGACGTACAAAGATGATAATGGTGAGACGAAGGTCAAACCACCGGGAGTAAATTCTATCAGAACATACAATGCAGATGGAACTGTTTTACTTGATGACGGTAGTGAGTTCATGTCAGAGCAACCGCTTGTAGCGGATATGACAGAGAAGTATGCAAATGCACCGAATGATTTTGGTGGGGGATGGGGCGTTGTTGATGGTAAGCTTGTAACTACCGCATACACAGTCGGAGATACCAATGTTTATAATTCAAATGGTAATGCTTTGGAGATCGAACGTACCAGCACCGGGTCTCAGGTTGGGTGGACATACGTACAGGATGTTGTTGGTGGTATCGTAAAGGGTATAACCTACCACTATTATGTTACGTATAAGCTGATTGATCCTGGCTCGGCACCCGCTGGGCAAGCGAGTTTTGGGATTTCGAACCAAAATGCGGCAACAAACACACAACTGGGTAGCCAAAAAGCCCGCTACGATAATGTAACCGGTACTTTTACTCTTTCATCCCACTTCACAGCTAAAACCAATGGTAGCATCTCTTTTTACAAGAGAGATGGGGCTGTTCTCGAGGTTCAATCCGTGCAATACGCTCATAAAATTTCAAACCC